CAATCACCGGACCGAGGTCGTCCAACACGGACGCCGCAATGCCCAACATGATGTCACCGATGGGAAGCAATTGCGCCTTCGCGGTTTCCATAGCCTTAGCGAACTTGAACCCGACAGTTTCTTCCGTCGCAGCGAACGCCTCATCCAGCGCACCAATGTCGTCTGTCATGTTGTTGAAGATTGCGCGGGTGCCTTCGACGTTGGAACCCATCAAGTCGAGAACACCAGATAGTGCGCGAATGTTTCCGAACACCGATGTCGTTGCCTCAATGTTGCCATCGAACGCGCCGGTCAGAGTTTCAAGTGTGGCGAGAAGCCCTTCTTCTTTGATTTGTGTCCGCAAACCCTCCGCAGACAAACCCATCCCAGCAAGAGATGCCTCAGCCTCCGACGTAGGCTTAGCCAATGTTGCCAAAATTTGACGCAACTGTGTGGCAGCCGTTGACGCGTCCGTACCCGTCCTAGACATTGCGGCCATCGCCGCACCAACCTCGTCAAAACCGACACCCAACGCGGACGAGATGGGCAACACTTGCCCCATCGCACCAGCAAGTTCAGCCGGTTCCAACTTTCCTTCACGGACTGCCTCAGTGAGAACATCCACCGCCTTGGCACCATCTAGTTGTGCCGCACCGTAAGCGTTCACCGCCGACGTCGCAAGGTCAGCAATCGTCTTAGTGTCACCCAGTCCAGCCGCAGCACCCTTCAGAGATGCCTCAAGGACCACGATGGCGTCATTGCCGCGCAAACCCGCAGACGTAATGTAGAACAACGCTTCGGCGGCTTCGTTGGCCGACTTGCCGAACTGTGGACCTAACGTCTTAGCGGCTTCCTCCAACGCCCCAATCTGGCTGGAGGCAACACCGACTAGACCCTTTATCTTCGCGAAGCTTGTTTCAAACTCCGCAGACATTTTCAGGGCAGCCCCACCGATGGCACCGATGGCGACAACCGAGGCCAACCCGATTTTCCCTGCCATCGCACCGAACTTCTTCAGTGACCCGGAAGCGTTGTTTATTCCTTTGTTGTTGAACTTTGAAACAATGTTCAGACGAATTGGACCGCCAGCCATGATTCTCCCTAGACTCTAAATTTGTTGTTGTATGACGCCATTAGGTCGTTTATGATTTTGCGTGATGTTTCAACAATGAAAGGTTTCTGACTCAAGAAACTGTCATAGGCGTAACGGCCAGCCTTGCCACGAATCGGCTTGTCAGCGTTCAACCCGCGAATGAACGCGTCACCCTGACCTGTGACACGGTGAGTCATCTCCCTCGACCTGCCCCCACCCTTGACGCGTCTAGTGTACGGTTTGGAAACCGTCGCACCGGGCAACCGGCGGATGCCAGCAAGCTCCGCATAATCGAAACCTAGTTTGTTCTTGCCACCCGTGACAGTAATACGCAACAAACTGTTCGTTCGTTTCTTAGAAAACCCGGGAGTGAACTCGACCTTCGGTTTGTTGATATGTTTCCACTTGGTTCCACCACGGGAGTTCATCCCCGACAACGGCGCTTCTTTAGGCACGTCGGCCTGAATCTTCGCAACAACGGGAGCTAACCCGGCCCGCAACTTTACCCGCAACAACGACACAGACTTGGGGTCGATAGTTTTCAGCTCACGGATAGCATAATTCAGGGACGAACGGTCCACGACAATGTCCAAAGGGAAACTCCAATCCTCCCTCTATTCTACCGGCGACCCTGTGCCCGCTTCGACTTGCCAACCATATAACGCTGAATGGTGAACAACATCCGAGGTTCCAGGTTCAACAACTCAGTCGGAGACAAACCCGTCTCGACCGCAATCGTCGCAACCAACCAATGCATCGAATCATCTCCGATGCCCTTGATTATTTTGGGTTAGCCGCCTCAACACTTTCGACATCTAGAAGCCATTCTTCGAACGGCTTAGCCGTCGCCTTGGTGCGGTTCTCCACAGCCCAAGCGAGGAAGAAAAGGTGTGTGAGTTTCGCATCCTTTTGGAGACGCGACATCGACATGTCGAACTTGGTTTCGAACGCAACAATGTCCGCTGCGATACCAGTGACCAGTTTGGGTGTGTCTTGACCTGAATAGTGAATGTTTAGACTGAAGTTCATGACGCCAGTCTATAGCACGTTACGCAGTTCCGCGTGTGACTCCCGCAGTTCCAGCAAGGTTCCAGGAAACGGAAACGGTGGCCAAGTCACCAATCGATGAGCTAAATGGGCTATAGGAGGAGCATAAAAATTCAGCCGTGTATGTCGGGTTAGTTGCCGACACAGCGCCCGAAGTAGGCTTCACAACCACAGTCGCGTTCGAACCGAGCAGCGGGAGCAAGGTGGCGTCAATCGATGCAGCCCCAAAGTCCTGGTGGAAGTCTAGTGTGATGCTCGCATCTTTTAGTCCACCAATGCGCGAACGGTAACCGGAACCGCCGAAAGCGGTGGTGTCCTGCTCGTCTACGCTAATGTCCCAAGTCACGGCGGCAATGCTGGAAGAAAAGTCCGTGCCGTTGATTGTAATGTTATAGTCTGTGGCGACGAAACGTGCCATCTTTTTCCCCTTAGTTTGCGTAAACCGTCACGGCAAAATCTGCCGATAGGTAACTTATGTCTCCCCCTAATGATACCGCAGAGATGTTCGTCATCGTCTCGACGCGGACATCGTAAGCTTCACCACCGAGGGTTTTGTCTGACTCCACTGCGGCCTTGATGCTACCCGCACCGGTTGACGCATAGGCGTTCAGTTTGATTTGCGCCGAGCGTTCCGCAGCCCTACCAACGAGGACAGTGACAAGAAACGAATACGTTGTTAGTCCGCCCTGGAACGCCCCGTCGTAGTCGACGGACTGGAGTTGCACGACGGCAATCGGTGGGTTGACCTGGTCCGGTATTTCGGCGGCTGTTCTCAGCCCGCTAATGGTGGCCAGGTTTGTTGCTAACCCGTCACGAATTGTTGTTATGCTCACGCCATTCTCAATTTCTGAAAGGGTGACAAAAGTTTGGAAACGTCCGGGTCGATTCTTCCGACGCGTAATGCTCCGAGTTCATCGAATGAGATTCCCAATGGGGTGTCATATCTTTTGAATCCGCGCATGGATAGGATGATGCAAGCCTGTTTGACCGCGGTGGGTATCGCCGACCAACCGAACACGCCCGTGACTTGCACGGTCGCCTCATGCGAGTTGGTGTTCCGTGGGTTCCATAGTGGGAAAATGTTGGAGCCGATTGCACGGATGCGGGTTGTGGGGTAGTTGCGGAGCCCGCCTGAAATGTTGTTCAACGGTTCTAGCTGGTAGTCGCCTGTGGCGGACCAGGTGTTGTCGAACGATTCTCCGGTGGTGGAAGTCTTTAGTGTGGCGACCGATATGAGGTCGTCGGTTTCTGTGTAGAACGGGTCGGTGGGAATATAGACGCGTGTTGCGGTTCCGGCGTTGTAGAAGATGCGTTCACAGAACCCGTCGATTTCGCGTGATGCTGATTCGATGGTGAGTTCTATGAGTGCGTCGTCGACGGAATCAGAAATTCTGAACGCAGCCTTCACGTCTATAAGTGAGCAATATCCGTTTTCAATAGCCATAGGGGAAGCCTCCAGGTTCTATTCTACCGGTGGACCGGTTCAGGTAGTCGAAAAAAAAGTTGTGGAATGAGTTGTGTTTTGTGTTCGTGGTGTGTATAGTTATATACATAAGGCAACACCAACCGAAAGGAACATCATGACCACCAAGGCAGTCACAACCAGCACAATCGGAAGCATCGTCCGCAACGCCGTCGGACCCTACCAGTACCGCACACGCGGCACCAAGAACTTCATCTCCGGCGTCGAGGTCCAAGGAAACACCGGCAACATTGTCGCCAGGTTTGTCAACTATTCAGGCCTCGATGACTCTTACATCGACAACAAGGAAGAACTGCTAGTCACCACCCAAGCCGCACTGGAGGCCAGCGGTTACAACACGAGTCGCGAGGGTAACGCCATCAGAGTCACAGCCTAACCGAAACACGACAAGGACCCCGCTTCGGCGGGGTCCTTCTATTTGTCCCAACTATTCACACGACGACGGCCCAAATCCCAGCGACCTTCGGACACATCACCACGGGAAACCTTCCCCTCGTAATAGTCACGATTGTTCACAAACGTCGCATCGTTCAATTGTTGCAACCGCGCATCCGACTTGATGGTCGACGAATTATCATGACCGATAACAACATCCAATTTGCGGACCGGGACACCAAAATGTTCACAACGTCGTTTCATGTCGTTGTCCTCGAAGTAGGCCGGGTATAACGACTCGTCGAACAAACCGACCCGTCTCAGCGCCTCGTCACCGACCGAGAACACGTGCCAGAAGGGAAAGTCCCCGGATAGGACTATCTCGTCCCTACCGGCGTCACACAGCTTCTCAAGGGCACCTGGACCAAACCATGCATCGTTCGACGCAAACAACCACTTGTTGTGCTGCGGAAACAGCTTCACCCCAAGATTCCACGACCCAGACACCCCAAGGTTCGACGGCAACGGCACAATGTGCGAGTTCAGAACATAATCAGGGAACCGCAACCTATCCACCTGCCCACCATTATCAATGATGAGCAAATCCCCAACCGGGAAGTCAATCGAATCCAAAAGCCTTTGGAGCAGGTCGTAACGGTTCAACACCGGAATGATGATGTTAGGAATCATTAGACGCCCTGGAACGTGTGGCCTTCGAGGTTGAAGTTCACAAACGGGTTCAACGAATACACGTTCGCCCCAAACTTGTCCCCAACCCACTTTTTCATCGTCATCAAATGGTTGTTATACAACTGCCACGGGTTATGCCCCACAGGGTAACCATCGACACGGTGGGCACCATCAATCGTCCCACAGTCAGCCCCAACCAACATGATGTTCTTCGCGCCCATATATGCGGCCAAATGGATTGACCCATGAATGGATGACGAACCGAACACCAGCTCATCATCTTTGGAATGGTGGAACGGGTTGAAACTTGAACCCAACGGGTTGGTGAACGATAGCTTGTTGATGGTCACACTCTCTGGTGGAGGGTTACCGAAACACCACTCACCTTCCCCATAGAATCCCGTCCCTGACCAACGTGTCGAACACAAGTCATGTGTGAACGCATGCAACAACCCAGGGTTCAACAACTGCCGGTTCACCGCCGGATGGTAATGGCTGAAAAGATAGAACTGTTGCAACGGCAGATGTTCCGCCACCAGGTTCGTTGACACACAAATCTTGTCATCGAAAAACGCTGGGTCCAGGAACCCGACCGACGCGCCGGAACCAAACACCCAAATGGTTTCACCCTCATGGATGTTCTTGAAATCTTGAAGTTCAGACATAGAAGTCTTTCAGCATGGGCATCCAATACTTCTTCCACACTTTTTCCACATCGTATTGTTTCGCGAACTTGATTGACGGGAGACTGATTCCTCGCGGTTCCTTGTAGGCCAACTCTAGTGAGTTCGCGATAGAAGGAATCAACGGGATTTGAAAGAACGAGGCTTGGGGTTCATCCCAGAATGGTTGCCCATCGACCAGGAACGAATCCGGTCCGGCAAGGTCCACTGAGGCCGTCCAGTTCGACGTGATGATACGTGTCCCGCACGCTTGCGCCTCAATACTGCAAACACCAAACCCTTCACCCAACGTCGCGTTCAACACAACATCGGATGCGGTATAGAACGCCGCTAAATGTTCCTGCGAATACCCGACACGTAACGCGGTCGCGTTAGCTAAGATGACGTCCTTATCTGTCAACCCCAACGCCTTCACAATGACGGGAATGTTGAACCCGCCGAACATCGGCGACCCTTCCATGTGCAAATACAACATCGCGTCCTTGTGTGTTTGCTAGATCG